AGCAAACAACCCGTACCAGAATTCAACTTCATGATTGCGTATAAACAGCACACCCCTGAGATAGTAGAGTTCCTCGAGACCAAGCCTTGCAAGAGTTGGATGGAAGCTGATTTCAGCAGCAACGACAAGACTCAAGTCAAGGACGTACAGGAACTTGAAATCATGTTTATGGCCAGGTTAGGTTGCCCCAAATGGTTCCTCAAGTTGCACAGGTGCAGCAACGTGTTCTCAGTCTACAATACGAAGTACGGCGTGTCCGCCGTGGTTGAGAACCAGCTAGCCACCGGTGCAACTGACACAACTTTCAGGAATAGCTTTTGGAACCTATGCATTTACCACGCGTGGGCGAGACGTTACAACGTCACCAATTCCCTAGTGGTCGTCTTAGGAGACGATTTGTTGGTAGGACTTGAACGTAGAGTCAGGCGTTGCGCCTGGCACTACGAACAAGTCGCACGTGCCGCCCAGATGGAAGCACGCGTCACGACTGCACCTCGCTTATCCTCGATGCATTTCCTGAGTAAGCACTTCGTCCCCGTCACAAGGGGCGAGCAAGCTCACGTTATGCTGCCGTTCATAGGAAAAGTGTTAGCCAAGTTTAATTGCAGACCGAATGCCAATGAAGCCGTCTCCGACGACGAGTACATGGCCGGGAAGAGCCTGTCACACTGCTACGAGTTCCGGTTTTGCCACGTCTTGAGGGACCTCTTCGTCGAGCGAGCCAATTACCACCTTCGACGTAGTGGTGGGAAATTCTCCTTGGAGGGAATAACTTACCACGTAAGAGTGTTCTCCGTGCACAAAGGACTCATAGAGCAAATGCTAAGTGGGGCCACTGAGTGGCCAGACTTAGTGACAAGTGATGACCTTTCCGACTTCTGGATGGGAATGGGCGACGTTGCTTTTAGCGACGTCTTCCCCCTTGTAAGAAGAGTCGTCTTGGGTGTGTCCTACGAACTTATGGACCACCACGCTCTGTTCAGCCTCAGGGACTACTGACTTTCTCCCTACTTTCCGTACCGGAGGAACGCCAGTGCGACCCGGGGCGAGCTAGAACGTTTGCCAAACCCCCCAAACGAC